CCGCAACTTCTGGAAAATCTTGGCGGACGTCGAGTCGCCGATTTCGACGCAGGTCATGTACCCGGCCCGCTCCGTCTCGGCGGCCACCAGATCGGCCTCGTAGTTGGAGTCGAGGATCGCCTCGAAGTCGTGGCGGGGAAGTTCCGGCGGCTTATGCTCGGGCGACGGCTGGACGTCGAAGTACTCCAGACGCTCCGACAGCATCTTGATGTGGCCGCGCTCCTCGGTGGCGTAGCCGGCCCACACTTCGCCCAACTTCGGGTAGCCCCAGCGGGTGAACTGGACCGCCTGGAGGTCATACATCTCAGCCTGCGACCAATGCAGGGCCAGGGATGCCTGCAATGCGTCGACAACGCCTTCAAGTGGCTGCGGCATCGGTCGTCAGGTGCTTGTCGCACCAGTCCTCTGTGGCAGTTTCGTAGGGCTTCCCGCTGCGGTGGCAGTCCAGCAGCAGGTCACGCGACCGGGCGACCCACGCCGCCGCGAACTGATCAATGTCTCTGCCGGTAGCCTGCGCGGCGTCCCGCAGTTCGGTCCTGATCCTGGTCTGCGTGGCGTCGAGCCACGCCGCCAACTTCTCGGGCTGATTCCTTCGCTTCAGGATACCGTCCGCCTCGACCCCAGCGATGCGCCGAAGGTTCGTGCGGAAGACGACCTCCGCCTCACTGTCGGCCCGGGGCGTGGTGCTCGAGGCGCCGATCTCACCCTCGGGCACGCCCTCGTCGGAAGCCCCGGGGCCGCCCGGCGCGGGGGCCGGGGCCGCCGGCTCCTTCTTGCCGGTCGGATTCTCGGGGGTGAAGGCCGAGAGCAACTGCATATTCACCTGGATGAACCGCTTCTTCCCCGCCCCGTCAGGCAGCGGGTTGTAGCCGATGGCCGCGCGGTACTCGTCGATGTCGATGGCGGCGTTATTGAACGCCTCGCGGAGAAACTGTGCCCTCGCCTGGTAGTCGCCCGCCAGCAGGGCGTTGGTGTCGAACTGGCAGAAGAAGTTCTGATCGTCCACCACGAGGTCACGCCGGCAGGCCATTTCCCACCGCCGGCACCAGGGGATCAGCGAGAACGTGATGAAGTCGATGCTCGACTGCTCGGCCGTCGAATAGCGGACGTTCGTCAGGTCTCCCAGCAGGTGGAGCGGCACGCGGTAGGCCCGCGCGATCTCCTCGACGGCGTAGCGGCGCGTCGCGATCAGTTCCGCGTGCTGGTTGTTGACCGGGTCTTCCTTCTTCTTGAACCCATACGGCATCACCACGGTCTTGTACGAATTCGTCGGCCCCGCGTGGGCTTCGTCCCACTGAGCCTTGAACCGCATGAGCGACTCGGGCTTCTGCGGCTGATCGACCTCGATGTACGTCCCGGCCTTGGCGCCGTTTCCGAAGAAGGCGCTCGAGTGCAGCTCCGTCGCCCTCGCCAGGCCGATGGCTTCGCGGGAGAGCGTGGTCGGGGTGTAACCTGTCACCCCGTCAGACGAGAGCCACCTCAAATGAAAAATCTCGTCCTGCCGATACTCCGTCACTTCGACTTCGGGTTGCGTCGGCGTCGTCGGCTCGCGGTAGTAGTACCGCAGTTTGCCGTTGGACAGCCTCTTCACCTCCATCCGAGAAGGGTGGAGCGGGATCAGTTCGTCAACGGCGCCGCGGCGACCGCTCTTGATCAAGGCAAAAGAGTTGCCCCACAGCAGCAGCCACGATTGCATGAGTTCGCGAAACTCGAAGGCCGTCATCCAAGAGTTCGGCTGGTGTGCCAGCACCTCGTGGAGATGCTGGTCTTCGGCGATTTCCTTGCCCCCGTCGGCCAGTCGCCGGTAAACGCCGAAGGGCATCGAGGCGATCGACTCGGCCAGCACGCGGACGCAAGCCAGCACCGCGGAGCATTCCAGCGAGGTCTCGGGGCTGACCGTGACGCCGGCCGTCGTGCGGCGGGTGTTGACGATCTCCTCGAAGATTCGCGACAGGTTGCCGCGGAGTTCGATGAGGTCGGCGACTTCGGCGTCTTCGGGTACAGCCATCAAAGCACCATCAGTTGAGGCTCATCGCCAGCCGGGGGCGGAGCCTCGCCGCCGCTGATCCCCAGGCACATGATCAAGGCGACGGCGCCGTCGATTCGAGCCGTCGAATGGGAGTGCGACTTCGTCGGCTTGATGTTCCCGGCGTCGTCCTGCTTGACCTGCATATTGCTCACATGGAGCGTCAGGGGCGGGTTTCCGCCGTGCCGGAGCCGCCGGCCATGCACGAGCGCCGAAAGCATCTTCGTCGGTGCGCTCATGCTCGCGTAGCCCTGTCCGTAAGGCTTGACCTCGACGCCCTCGGCCATCAATTGCGTCGTCAAGTGGGTCGCGTTCCAGCGATCAATGGCTACGCCGCGAACCGCGTTCTTCTCGCAAAACGAAAGAACGTAGTCGCGCACAACGTCGTAGTCGGTGATCGAGCCATCCGTCAGTGTAACAAAACCGTCCCGCTCCCATTGGCGATACGGCGCCTCGTCGCGGTCGGCGGTCTCCTCGGGCACGAACAAATGGCAGTGGACGTCGTAGGTCGTGACGCCCTCGTCGTCCATCATCGGCCACACCGCCACGAACGCCGTCGTGTCGCTGGTGCTCGACAGGTCGAGGCCGCAGTAGCACGGCCTGTCCTCGGTCGGCAGCAGCGGATCGCCGCACGCCTCGAACTGCCCGGTGCGGAAGTAGCGGTTGGCTCCGTTAGAAACCCACTGATTTAAATACAGCGTCCGAAACTTGATCTCCTGCACCACAGACTCGCGTGCTAGAGCAGCTTCGCGTTCCATGAACTCCCTACGGACGGTCACGCCGTAGTTCGGGTTCGCCTTCTTCCAGGTGGCCTCGGCAAAGATGTCATCGCCGTCCTCGGCCGCGAAGATGCAGGGCAGGAACGTCGGGTCGATGATCAGGCCGTCCCGCACCTTGATGGCCCGCTGCCACTCGTCGTAGCAGGGGCCGATGCGGTCCATGCCGGCCGTCGTGACGTAGATGACCAGCGGCTCGGACCTCATGCCCATGCCGCTCTCGAGCACATCGACCAGATCGCGGTTCGGCTGGACATGAAATTCGTCCACGATCACCACGCTCGGATTGAAGCCGTGCTTGCCCTTGTGCTCCGACGAAAGAAATTGAATAGTCGATTTCTTATGCGGTATGACGATCGAGTTCTTGTATATCTTCGCGCGTCGTAACAGCCCCGGGCAGGACTCGACGAATCGCGAGCACGCCGTAAACAGCAGGCTCGCCTGCTTGCGGTCCCCGGCGGCGATCAGAATCTGCCCGCCCTCGTCGCCGAAGAAGCCTTCGTATGCCCCGACCAGGGCGCAGGTCGCCGTCTTTCCTGCCTTCCGAGGCACGGCCAGAAGCGACCGCTGGTACTGCCGCCGGCCGTCGGGACGGAGAGTGTTAAACAGGCGACCGAGATAGTCATCCTGCCACGGCTGAAGTTCAAACGGTTGCCCCGCGAACTCGCCCTCGCTGTGTTTCAACAGTCGGGCGAACTGCCGGATATCAACTGGCCGCTGAGTCGCCAAAGAGAGCGTCCACCGGGTCGGCGACGACCTTCACCGCGCCGTAGCCAAGGCGGGTGCGATCGGCTGGGGTCAAGCCAAGGACGGTCTCGAGGTGGCGAAGTTGCTCGCCACACTCCCGTGCCTGCGTCGCCATCGCCGTCGCCCGCGAGAACCGAATGCTCCCATCAGGCGCCAGCACCTCGACGTAGGTAGCGTCCTGCTGTTGCAGCATCTGAGCCGCGTATTCCCACTGCACATACACCACGCAGTACCGAGTCACAACGTGTTCGTCGGTCTCGGCGAGCGTGCCCATCCTGGTCAGCCACTCCACCAGCCGTTCAAAAATCTGCTTGGCGCGGGGCTTCAGCCAGGCCGGGGGCTGCATGGCGGCCTCCGGCGCGGTCCCCAGCTCTTCGCGGTCTCGTGCTCGACGAGACCCCGTCAGTTCGAGGATGTGCTTCGGCTTTGGTGGGCGACCCTTCATGCCCTAAAGCCTACGCGGGGAGCCATTTGCGGTGCAACGGAGTCGGGCGGCGAACAGCCGCCCGATGAAAGGCCATTTTCGGGCAATCCCTCGCCTCTA